ATGAAGACACAGGCAAGCCCGTCTCCGCAGGAAGTGCTGGCCGGCCTGGTGGAGCGCGTCACGTTCCACAACGCCGAAAACGGCTTCTGTGTTCTCCGTATCAAGGCACGCGGCCATCGTGACCTGATAACCGTCGTCGGTCACGCGGCGACCATCGCCGCCGGAGAATGGATCACCGCATCGGGCGAGTGGACCAACGACCGGACGCACGGCCAGCAGTTCAGGGCGCGGTTTCTGAAGACAACGGCGCCGACATCGATCGACGGCATCGAGAAGTACCTCGGGTCGGGGATGATCCGCGGCATCGGCCCGGTCTACGCGAAGAAGCTGGTTCGGGCCTTTGGGGAGAAGGTCTTCGATACGATCGAAGCGGAGCCTGATCGCCTGCGCGAGGTGACCGGCATCGGGCCGGTGCGGGCCGCACGCATCACCGACGCCTGGGCCGAGCAGAAGGTCGTGCGAGAGATCATGGTGTTCCTGCACGAGCATGGTGTTGGCACCGCGCGGTCGGTGCGAATCTACAAGACCTATAGCTCCGACGCCGTGCAGGTGATGACGGAGAATCCCTATCGGTTGGCGCGGGATATCCGCGGCATCGGCTTCAAGACCGCCGACGCCATCGCCATGCGTCTCGGTATAGAAAAGACCGCGATGATCCGGGTACGGGCCGGTATCTCCTATGCATTGACCGAGGCCATGGACGAGGGCCACTGCGGCCTGCCGACCGACGAGTTAGTTCCCCTGGCGGAAGAACTGCTCGAGGTCGCCAGGGAACTGATCCGCACGGCCATCGACCTGGAACTTGCCGACGGAACGGTCATTGCCGACGAGGTCGGCAATGCACCATGCATATTCCTGATGGGGCTGTACCGGGCCGAGAGGGCGATCGCGGAGCGTCTTGTCCGGCTTGCCAACGGTCGGCTCCCCTGGTCATGGATTGACCCGGATAAGGCGCTCCCATGGGTCGAACAGCGCAGTGGGCTCGAACTGGCCGAGAGTCAGCGCACTGCGATCCGACTGGCGCTGGAATCGAAGATGCTCGTCATCACCGGCGGCCCCGGCGTCGGCAAGACGACGATCGTGAGATCGATTCTCCGGGTGCTCGCCGCGAAGGCGGTGAAGCTTCTCCTCTGCGCTCCCACCGGCCGCGCTGCCAAGCGGATGACTGAAGCGACGGGAATGGAGGCAAAGACCATCCACCGGCTTCTGGAAGTCGACCCCAAGGGCGGCGGCTTCAAGCGCGACAAAGATAATCCCCTCGACTGCGACCTGCTGGTCGTCGACGAAGCCTCGATGGTCGATGTCATCCTGATGCAGGCGTTGTTGAAGGCGCTTCCAGACCGCACCGCACTGCTGATCGTGGGTGACATCGATCAGCTGCCATCGGTCGGACCTGGTCAGGTCCTCGCCGACATCATCGCCTCGGGCGCCGTGCCGGTCGTGCGTCTGACGGAGGTCTTCCGACAGGCTGCTTCGAGTCGCATCATTATCACCGCGCACCGCATCAACCAGGGTCTGATGCCCGATCTCGGCAAACCGGACGAAGACAGCGACTTCTATTTCGTGGCGGCTGACGATCCCGAGACGGCCGTGACGCGGATTGTCGAATTGGTGAAGACCCGTATTCCTAAGCGCTTCGCTCTCGATCCCATCCGCGACGTCCAGGTCCTCTGCCCGATGAACCGCGGTGGCGTGGGCGCACGGTCACTCAATGTGGAACTCCAGGCTGCGTTGAACCCCTCAGGCGATCGCAAAGTCGAGCGTTTCGGCTGGACCTTTGCTCCCGGTGACAAGGTGATGCAGATCGAGAACGACTACGACAAAGAGGTGTACAACGGCGACATCGGGTACATCGACGAAGTCGATCCCGAGGCTGGCGAACTCAATGCCACCTTTGACGGGCGGAAAGTCACCTACGGCCTCGGCGAACTGGACACGCTCGTGCCTGCCTATGCCGCCACCATCCACAAGAGCCAGGGTTCGGAGTACCCTGCGGTAGTGATACCGATCCTGACCCAGCACTACGCCATGCTTCAACGGAACCTGCTCTATACGGGCATCACCCGTGGCAAGCGCCTTGTGGTCCTGGTCGGCCAGAAGAAGGCGGTCGCGATCGCCGTGAAGAACGTCTCAGGGCGCCGGCGTTGGTCGAAGCTGGATGAGTGGATGCGGCGGGGCGACGCGGCGTCGGGCACGGAGCGCGCGCGCTGAGCCATGGCGCCGCAGGTTTTCGGAGAATGCGCACGCCGTGGACTCACTTGGTGACGACATAGGACTCCCGAGACTTGCCGGCCGCTTCAAGGTCCGTCAGCCAGCGCGGTGCCCGACCGAAGCCGCTCCAGGTCTCGCCGTTGGGTCCCCTGTAGCGCGCGGCAGCACGACGCTTGGCCGGCCGGCGGGTTGAGTGGTCGTCGGCCTTCTTGCGGCGACGAGAGGTAGTTTCTTCTCCACTGCGCCGGGCCGACTTGCCGGTCTCCAGTTCCGCGAGCGCGGCGATCTGCCTCTCCAGCACGCTGCGTTCGACGCTGATCTTACGGGCCAGTTCCTCCTGGATCCTGTCGCGAAGCGCAACGAGATCTGCCACCGACATGCTCTTCAGGTTAAGTTTCGGCATTTGCCCCTTATCCTTCTATTCGGAACGGTGCTTGCCGATAGTCGCGAACGCCGATTGGTGCAATGTCGAAGAGGTCACCGATCTTCGTATCGTTTGGCGTACCCCGAGCGTATCATCTCGGCATTCACGTCAATGTCGCCGTGGTAGATCGTGCCGAGCCATCGTCCGAAGGAGTCATCGCGGTCCCCGCCATCGTCCCCCTTCACGGTACGAAGGATGATGCTCTCGCCCTCGATCAGCGACTTCAGGTGTTCGGTGGCCGCAATTCCCTCTGGGCGAGTCGCGCCTTTGACTTCGGGCGCATCGATCCCGAGTAGCCGAATCCGCTGCTTCTTAATCCAGACATAGAAGCCGAGATCGATGTCGACATCGATTGTGTCGCCGTCGACCACGCGGACCACGATCGCGCGATAGAGGTAGGCGGGTTCAGTGGGGATGTCCTCGGCGTAAGCAGACATTGCAGGCTGCAGCAAAGCCAGAATTGTCGCGATCACCACGCCTGCGGTTCGAACAACGCTCATTACCGGCTCCTCTTCCGAAACGGATGCCTTCGCACTCAGGGGGTGCCATTGTCACGTTCCGTTACGCGAGAGGTTCCGAGTACGTCTCAGTAGCCGGCCGCGTGGTGTCGTCAGAACGTCCCGCCATCAAGCACGATCCCGTCGACGCTCCCACCGGTGATCGCGACGTTGTTGGCCTCTTGCACGGCCATCGAACCAAGGCCGAGATTGCCACGAGCCGCGGAAACGTCGGCAAGGTCGGAGAGGTTCGCGGCGATGGCGAGTTTGCTCGCGAGACCATTGGTGACAGTCGCGGCAAAGTTCGGATCGTCACCGAGGGCGGCGGCAAGTTCGTTTAGCGTATCGAGGGCGCCGGGCGAAGCGTCAATGAGCGAGGCGACGGCTGCCGCAACGAAGCCGGTCGTGGCGATCTGAGTCGAGTTGGTCCCGCCCGCCGCGGTCGGTGCGGTCGGGATTCCAGTAAGCGCCGGCGATGCCAGCGGAGCCTTGGCGTCTAGCGCCGCCTGAAGGCTGGTGACCTCGGCAATGGCGTGACCGTGTGTGGCTGCCGCCTTCGTCGCAAGGCCGGCGTCGAACTGCAGCTTCCGGACCAGATCCGTATCGGCCGCGGCATCTTCGCTTGATGCTGGCACGGCCGAAAATGTCTTCTTCCCGCCAACGCTCTGGGCGCTTGATCGATCGACGAATGCGCCTTTGCCGGCGAGCGCGATAACGCTTGTTGCATTACCACCGCCATCGTCTCCTTTGCCGATATAGAGGGTGTCGTCGACCTCATTGTGGGCGAGCTCCGCCGACTTGAGCGCGGCGGGCGCTCCCGCGGTCCCAGAGACACGCCGCTTGATACGAATGACGTTCGCCATCAGTGTTGTTCCTTCACCTCAGAAATTGCCGCCGTCGACAACTATCCTGGCGTCGAGGTTACCCACTGGGCCCACCGGCCCCTGAGGGCCGATTGGGCCCAGCCTGCCGTCCGGACCTGGCATGCCGAGAACCCGGACCGACACAGGCACGGTTGCGACCCGCAGCGTCACCGGTTCGCACGCCGAGACCCGGAGGCGGATCGGACCGGTTGTCGTGGTCAACTCGATCCGATCGCTCATGCCAGACTTCGCGTGACCGGCAAGACCACCGGGATCTCGAGGAAGAAGGAGAGATGGCGCGGTGGGATGAGGTCCGTCCGGATCACATCGACAACCACACTACCGGCTCCGAGGCCGACCGTGGCCTCGGACGCGATGACCATCTCGAGGACCGCATCAGACACGCGCAGAATTCCGCCGTTGGTGGTGGTGAGCGTCGCGATCACCGACGTTGCCGAGAGTTTTGACCGGACCTGCGCCGCGAAGACGGCGCCCTCCGGGAACAACGGACCGTCGGCCTCGATCTGAAGCCGATAGGCGTAGCCGGCGATGATGGCGGGTCCGTCGATGATCGTGACGCTCACGTGATGCGCCCTCCGCTAGGGCGTCCGGCCCGTTCGGAAATCGTCGATCCGTGCGGCGCGGGCGCGCCACGCGAATACGATGACCACGGCGAAGATCGCGATCCCGATCCACGGCAGGAACGGCGACACGAACTCCGTCAGGTTGAGGAGCCCGATGGCGCGGTCGGTGATGTTCTTCGCCTTCTCCGCTGCCTCGATCGCCGGTGCAATAGCGGCACCGGCGACACTGACGGCGCCGACGATACCGGTGGCGATCTGAACGTTCGCCGCGCCGACGATCCGAGAACCCAGCGGTTTTCCGTTTGCGCGCTCGGGAGCGATCTCCCGCGGGGGCGCCGTCTCAAGAGCCTGAGTGAAGGCTACATCCATGTCGGGCGTGAGCGGCAGTCCATTGTCGGCCTTGAAGGCGAGGATCGCGGCCCGGGTCCGGGGTCCGAACAGGCCGTCCACCGCCCCGACCTCGTGGTAGCCAAGGTCCTTGAGCTTCTGCTGGACGACACGCAGCACCGGCTTCGGGTTCGATCCCACGCCGATCGCACGCCGGATGCCGAGAAGTCGGCTTCGCGGATAGCGGGCGATGGTTACACCGTTCGACTGGTTGCCACCGAGGACCTCGATCTGAGTGGCGGTCGCCTTGATGAAGAAGGCGACGTGGCCCTGCCAGGACGAGGAGCCGCGTTCGAACACGACGATGTCACCCTCGTGGGCCTCACTGAGCGGGACCTGCTCGCCGAAGGTCAGATAGGATCGGGCGTTGAGTTGGCGCGTCGACCGGATGCCGGCCTTCTCGAGGCAGTGGCCCACGAAGGCGGCGCACCAGGCGGTCTCGTCATGCTCGACCCAATCATGGCCGACCGAGGCGTACATCGCCATGATCTTCGGGTTGTCCCGCGGGCCGGCGATTTCCTTGATGCCGAGGTAGGTCCTGGCGATTGCGTAGGGCGTCATGCAAAAGCTCTCCCGCGCCGGAAAGCGGGGGGCCCGCCGGCGTCTTGCTGGTTGATTAGGTGGGTGGGTTTGTCTGGAGGGTTCCCGGCGAGCGGGGCAGTCAGTCGCTTAAGACGTTGGAATCTTGGTCAGGTGTTCGAGAAGGAAGTCGTAGAGCTTGTCGATCTTGCTTTCGAGACCGTCGAAGCGACGGGCGATCGAGGGCTGGTCTATCTTGGCGATGTCGATCTCGAGCATCCCGACCCGGGAACGGATGTCCTGGAGGTCGGACTTGATGGTCGAGATGTCCCTGGCGAACTGCTGCTGACGGTCTGGCACGACCGCCTCCCACAGCTTGACCATCGCGAGGATTGCGCCGGCGAAGGCGCCGACGCCGATAATGAAGGTGACCACGATCGGCAGGTTCGCGGTCCAGTCGGTTTCCATGGCGTCCCTCCTATCGCAGATCCTGCCCCGCGCCCTGCTGCGGCTGCCTGAGCTCGAGTTCGGTGACGAAGCCGCCGCCTCGCGAGTAGCGGTGCGTGACGGCCTCGATGCGGTAAGCGCCGTCGACGCCGGGGCGGGCACCGGCGACGATGCAGAGCCCATCGGGAATGGCGCCGGTGTCGCCCTCGATGGTGACGCTGCCTTCGCCGGCATCGCGCTCGCTGGTCGCCCGGTCCGCGGCCACCTGTTCCTTGGCTTCGTCCTGGTTGGCCCGGCTGACCCGATGATCGTGCCGGGCATCGACATTGAGGCTGGTCGCCTCTTCCGTCTCATTCCAGACAGCGTCCTGAGGGTCGTACCAGCGGGCCCGGACCCTGCCGTACTGGGCACGACCGAGGACCGGGGCGATGTCCCAGGCATGGAGGTTCTGGCCAGGGATGGCAGCGACGGCCGCCGTATAGGTCCCGCGACGCTTGCTCATGGTTGCCCTGGTGCCCTGGATCCGGAAGTTGCCGCCGATCTCGCGCGCCAGTCGTTCCCCCATGTGGATAAAACTCTCGTCGCGCATCTCGAAGTAGGTGCGGGTGATCCCGCCGAGCGCCGGATCGACCTCAACCTCGGTGATGCCGGCGGTCCTGCCCGCGTCCGTAAGGATGTCTTCGACGGTCTTGTCGTCGAAGTGGCGCTGCTGCGGTTCCTTCGGCTTCTTCGTTGTGTCGACGCCCTTGGCGGAGATCGAAAGCGTCCGGCCGCCACCCCGTGAGCCGGAGGACCGCACCTCGTCGACGGTGCCGGTGAAGACGACACGGACGCCGCCGCCCTCCCAGCCAAGTGCAATGATCGCCGGAGCGCCGATAGAAGGAAGGATGATCCGACCGTCGGTGTCATCGATGTCGAGGGTCGCGGTGTCGGCATGGGTGCCGACCCTGTCGGACACGGTGAGCGAGATGAGAACCGGCAGGAGTGGCGCGGTGATGTTGGTCCCGGCGACCGCGACCATGAAGACAGCGCGCCGGGACATGGATCACCAAAGCCGGATCGGATCGAGGACAACCGGTTCGCGTGGCGTCGGGATCGGCATATCGAACCTGGTGCCGACCGGAAGGAAAGGACCGAGATCGGCGAGACCGGGGTTGATGTCGTGGATGGCCTCGACCAGCCCCGGCATCGGCCGCCTGAAGCGCCGCCAGACGATGAGCGAGACGGTCAGGAACTCTCCCCCGACCGTCACGCTTTCGACGATGCCGGTCATGAGAAGAGACCCGAGAGAATCGCAAAGTAGGCGCCGTTCGCGGGACCGGAACAGCGGCGCACCGCGATGTCGACGTCGATGACCCGGCCAATTCCTTGGGCGTCGAGGTAGGTGGAGTGTTCCTGAACACGCTCGATGACGACCCAGCCCATCAAGGCGCCGTCACCACGCATCAGATATTGCGGTCGCCCCGATGCCCGGGCCTGATGGAGCTTGGAGAGGTCGCCAAGGCCGCCGAACCGGTGCGGAAAGAGCCGGGCCCTGATCGACCAGGTCTCGGCTCCCTCCCCGACCCATTCGAGGGTGGGCCTGGCACCGAGGACCGGCTTTTCGGCGAAGGCGCTCTCGTGACCGTGATCGTAGGCGATGGCATTGAACGGATAGACCTCGAACTGGATCGGGCCGAGGGTCATCAGCATCAGGCGAACCGCATGCCGGTATCGGCGTAGACGCCGCGGAAGAGCTCACGGACCTCGCCGCGAAGTACCCGGCGCACCTCGGCGGTGATAAGCGCCGCGTCGGCGGCGCGGGTGTTGTTGAAGTGGAACACGGGTGCCACCGTAATCGCCAATCCCGATCCAAAGCCGGTCCCGGAGGGATGGACATACCCGGAGCGGCTCGGGGTGATCAGCTCCGGCCCCTCTTCGCCGACGATGTAGCTCCCACCCGCCGACACCGGACCGCCCTTCGCCCGGAGGGCGTCGATGCCGAGCTGCTGGGCCATATCGCCCTTGGCTGCCCTGTTTGGCGTATCGGTCTCCCCGCCACCAAACCCGAAGAAGCCCTTCACCGCGGCAGCGGCGTCATTGATCGGCGCGAGGACCTCGGCGATCTTGCCGTCGATCCACGCCACCAGGTCGGCGAAGACCTGAACCATCCCATCCCACAGTGCCTTGATGAGGTTGTAGCCGGCGGTGAAGAAGTCGGCCGTGAAGCGGGCGATGACGTCGACCGCGCCAGAGATGGCGCCGGCAATCCTGTTCGGCAGGTCGGTCAGGGCGGCGAGGAACCCGCCGGGACCGAACACGCCGGTGACGGTAGTGAGAATGTCGGCTATCCGCTGAGCGATCCCGGCCTTGAGGCTGGTGAACGCCCCGACCATACCGTTCCAGAGCGATGTGACGAGGTTGCTGCCGGCCTGGAAGAATGCCGCGGCGAAGCCTGTCAGAACCTCGATGGACTCGGAGATTGCCGTGACGATCTTCCCGGGCAGGTCGACGAGGAGGGTGAGGAAGCCGCCGACCGCTTCACCGGCCGTGACCCCCCAGCTCCGCCACTCCTCGCTGGTGGCGTTGATCGGTCCGAGCAGGTCATTGATCGCGCCAAAGAGAGCGCGGAACAGGTCAACCACCGGCTGGATGATGGGCGCGACCGGGGCGAAAGCAGCCGCGAACCCCTCAGCAAACCCGGCGAAGAACGACTTCAACCCTTCCCAGTTGTTCCTGACGAAGAGCGCGGCCGCGCCGATTGCGGCTACGGCCGCGGC